ACCAACCGAGAAAATAGAGGAATAAATCATGGCCATTTATTTATCCAATGGTGTCGTAGTGACTTTGAACAGCGTTGCACTAAGCGACCATGTAACAATGGCTACGATCAACCGCGTATTTGACGAGCTAGAAATTACAGCGATGGGCGATTCGAGTCATAAATTTACCAAGGGCTTGGAAGCTTCTACCATACAGCTGGACTTCTTAAACGATACAGCTGCATCAAATGTAAACGCAACCCTGCAAGCAGCCTGGGGTACAACCGTAGCCTTAACGCTTAAGCAGACAAGCGCAGCAGTATCTGCTACGAACCCGCTATACAGCACTACAGTGCTTGTAAACAATACTCAAGATATTAATGGCGGCCCAGCTGACGTTAGTACTCAAAGCATTACCTTTACTTGTAATTCAGTCATCGTAATTACTACTTCATAACTAATAGAATAGGGGCTAACAAATGGCTAAGTTAAAGATCACTAGGGCCGATGGCACAATATCTGAGCATCAGGTAACGCCATCGATCGAATACGCGTTTGAGTTATATGCTAAAAAAGGTTTTCATAAAGCCTTTAGAGATGACGAGAAGCAGTCAGATGTTTATTGGTTAGCGTGGGAGTGCATAAGAGCTGGCGGCGAAACCGTGCCTATGTTTGGCGCACCGTTCTTAGCAACTCTTAAAAAGGTTGAGGTTCTGGATGATGACCCGGAACTATAGGGCGTGACTCGTTTACTTACTTGATCGCACGGATCAGTTTGGAAACGGGTATCGCGCCTAATGATTTACTAGCACTAGATAGCAGGATGTTTAAGGCTTTATTAGAGGCGATGAAAGACCGAAATAAGGAGATGCAAGATGCCAGTCGAGGTAAAGGGCGCAATCGAACTGCGTAAAGCTTTACGCGACTACGCGCCTGATCTTGCTAAGAAATTGAACTTTGAAATGGCGGCGGCATTAAAACCTATAGTAAATCAAGCTAAAGGTTTTATGCCGAGCCAATCGCCTTTGTCAGGTTGGGCAGTACGGGAAAATTCAAAGGGTAAATTTCCAATGTATGACCCTGTAATTGCTAAAAAAGGTATTGGGTACAAAGTAAGCCCATCAAAACGTAACGCTAGTGGATTCAGATCTTTAGCATCCTTAGTCAATAAATCAGCTTCGGGCGCAATCTATGAAACTGCTGGCCGTAAAAATCCTGGCGGAAACTTTAGCCCACGTTTACCAGGTGGAATATATGGACAAGGTAAAATGTCTGGCCGTGCATTATTTAAGGCTTATGCAGAAAATCAAGGCAAGGCTCAAGATGCCGTACTCAAAGCCATTGATGATGCTTATAAAGCCTTTCAGAAAAAAGGTCAAGTTTTTAGAAAGGTCAAAAAATGAGCAATATAGTAATTGATATTGCCGCGCAATTTACAGGTCAAAAAGCGTTTAATAAATCTGAGCAAGCTATTAACAAATTAGGTAAGACTTTAAAAAATGCTGTAATTGGTGTATCAATAACTAAAGTATTAACTGACTCAGTTAAAGCGTTTGCCGAAGATGAAAAGGCAGCAGCTAATCTAGCTAATACATTACAAAATTTAGGATTAGGTACATTTACTGCAAGCGTTGAATCTATGATTGATAAAATTCAATTAGCAACAGGCGTGCTAGATGATGAACTACGGCCAGCATTTCAGACTTTAGTCACATCTACAGGCAACGCTATAAAGGCTCAAGAATTATTAAAACTAGCGTTAGACGTATCAGCTGGATCTACTTTTGATCTAGCAACCGTATCTAAAGATATTGCTAAAATTGTAGCTGGTAACACTAAAGGTTTAAGTAAATATTCATTAGGTTTATCAAAGGCAGAAATTGCAGTTTTATCTACAAACGATGCTTTAAATATCTTGATGGGAACTTTTAGCGGTGCATCTGAAAAAGCATCTAAGACTTTTGGCGCAAGCATGTTGCGTATAAAGGCAGCCGTTGAAGGTGCTAAAGAATCTTTAGGCGCAGGCTTAGTAGATGGATTAATGACTGCTACGGGTAGTGCCAATATTGAACAATTACAGCAAACAATTTTAGATTTTGGTGTAAGTGCTGGAGATACTTTTAGAAAAGTCGGTACGGTTGTACGCGAAAACTTAGGACTAATTAAAAATTTAGCTATTACTTTTGCTGCTATTTGGACTGCAGGTAAGGTTGTAGCTGGTATTGAAGCAATTATAATAATTATTACTAAATTAAATAAAGCATACAAATACTTACGCAATACAGCTATTGGAACTGCTATTGCTCAAATGGCAGTATTAAACCCTATAGGCGCGTTAGCCTATGGTGCAACGCTTGTGGCTGCTATTACAGTAGCTGTTCGCAGTTTAGATTTGTTAACTGATAAATTTGGCGATGCTTCAGCTGCTGCAGATCAATTAGCTAAACCTCGCATATATGGTGGATTCTACGCAGATAAATATTTGAAGGAAAAAGCGGCATATGAAAAGAAACTAATTGCCGACAAATTGGCTAAAGATAAAGCGGCGGTGGCGGCGTTAGCAAAAGCTGCTAAAGCTAAATCTGAAGCATTAAAGAAAGCCGAAGCCGTATTTGAACTAAAGAAAATTCAAATAGTTGCAGCACTTAAAGCTACCTCTGATAAAGATGAACGTTTGCGCTTATTAGCCATGCAAGAAATTGAAAACGATAATGGCGAGGCTGCACTTAAATATGTTGAACAATTAGCCTTACTAACTAAAGAGCAACAAACTAATAAATTGAACGGTATTACTGCAATAAGTCAATCAGAATTAGACTCAATTAACCAAATATTACTCAAAGAATTGTCGCGAATATCATCTACAAAGATGACACAAGAGCAAGCCGATGCCGCACGTGCGGAAGCTTATAGACAATATAATGCAGCTATAATTTCATCAGGTGGTTTAGCCGCCGCTAATTTTTATACTGAAAAAACACAAACAGATTTATTAAAAATAGCAAAATTAGCAGCCCTGCATGATGTGGCAACAGCGCAAGCTACGCTAGATATTCTTAATTACACTACTCAAACCGACATTATTGCGCGTATCGCAGCTGCTCAGAAAATAGCAGACGATGCCAAGTACAAGGCATTACAGGATTACTTGGCCTTATTAGCTCAGTCATTACCTACACCTGGACTAGGCGGCGGTAGCGGCGGCGGCCTTAAGAAGCCTGAATTTGGCATAGGTGGCCAGCCTATTTATCCTGATGGTGGCGGCTTTGCTGATTACATGGGTACTACAACTACCTCTAGCTCAGGTGGGTCTGTAGATAACTCAGTAACAATAGTGGTCGAAGGATCAGTATTAGATGGCGATGACTTTAGCGAAATTATAAATAGAACTATGCTAGACAATATAAGACGTGGTTATAGTCAAACCGCTGCAGGTGCGTTGCCATGACCGTACCCGTAATTAACGCGATCATAAATTTTAGCACCGGGCCAAGTTTTGCTCAGGCCATGATTTTAGATTCAGGTTTATTAGATACTAATATTTTGGCAGATTCTACTTCAATTATTGTAGATGTAAGCGATGTAGTAAATAGCGTAAATGTTAGGCGCGGTCGATCAGCTACAGCCGATGAGTTTCAGACTGGCACGATGACTTTACGCATTGTGGATCAAAATGGCGATTTTAACCCACAGAACGCATCTAGCCCCTATTACACCTATTTAACGCCTATGCGTAAAGTGTCTATATCTGCTACCTATAGCAGCGTTACCTACCCAATGTTTAGCGGATTTATTACTAGCTATACAACCACTACCCCTAAAAACGCTACCGATGTTGTGTACACAGATATAACCGCAGTAGATGCCAGCCGCTTAGCGCAAAATGCGCAGATCAGTACAGTTGCAGGTGCAGGCGTGCAACTTAGTGGCGCGAGAATAAATGCTTTACTTGATGCTATTTCGTGGCCAGCATCTATGCGCGATGTAGATGCAGGTCTAACTACCTTGCAAGCAGATCCCGGCACAGCTCGTACTGCCCTAGCAGCCCTGCACGCAGCTACTAATAGTGAGTACGGCGCAGTTTATGTAGATGCCTCTGGATCGTGGACTTTCCAAGATCGCACCGTAACTACAGCAAGTGTCGCTGGCACGCCTACCGTGTTTAACGATAACGGTACAGATATTGGATATTTTAATGCCACATGGCGGCTAGATGACACTTTGATATTTAACCAGGCTAACGTGACTCGCACAGGTGGCAGCGTGCAATCTGCTACGGATGCAGCTAGTGTCTTAAAATATTTTGCACACACTTATAACCAGCAAGATTTACTAATGCAAACCGATGCTGATGCTCTTAATTATGCCCAGGCATACGTTGCTAGCCGTGCAGAAACCAGCGTTAGATGCGATGCAATCGAGCTAGACCTATACACAGACAATTACAACACAGGCATAATTGCAGCTTTAGGTTTAGATTTTTTTGACCCGGTAACTATTACTACTAATCAGCCTGGTGCATCTACCCTTACAAAGACCCTGCAAGTTTTCGGCGTATCTCATAGCGTAACTCCTAATAAGTGGCGCACTACCTTTACAACTTTAGAGCCAATCATCGATGGCTTTATTTTAGATTCAACCCTATATGGCGTATTGGATACGTCAGTTCTAAGTTACTAAGGAGATAACAAAATGGCTAAACAGACGTTTACAACTGGTCAGGTGCTAACTGCTGCACAGATGACTAGCTTGCAACAGACGGCTATGGGCGGTGGTTCAACTACGGCTAAGACCACTAGCTACACGCTAGTAGCTGCCGATGCTGGCACAGTGGTACAAATGAACAGCGCAAGTGCAACAACAATTACAGTTAATACTTCCCTGTTTGCAGCTGGCGATACAGTACAGATACAAAATGTGGGCGCGGGTGTCTGCACGGTAACGGCAGGCACGGCAACAGTAAACACAGCAGGATCGTTGGCTCTAAGCCAATATGAAGGCGGTCAGCTTTACTTTACAGCAGCTAGTGCCGCTTTATTCTTTGACACAGTTCAAAGTTTTAGTTCTACATTTGTTGGCTGTTCTTTAACAAAGGTGGCAAATCAAACCACTTCAGCAGCTACCTACACAGTTATTGCTTTTACATCTGAGGAATTTGACACTAACGGATTCCACGACAATTCTACAAACACTGGTCGAATCACAATTCCATCTGGTTACGCTGGAAAGTATCTAATTACTGGTCAATTAACTACTGCTGACGGAAATGAAACGCACACATCGGCAATTAAAAAAAATGGCTCAAACTTTAACACTCTTACGAGTTTTAGAAGTACGCAATCGGGTGCGGGTGGTAGCGTACAAACTTTAATTATGAATCTAGCCGTAGCTGATTATGTTGAAATTGCGCAATACAGCACATCAGGGGTACAAGTAAATGGAACAGCCGCAAATGATCGACCAAGCGTATTTGCTTGCCAATACCTAGGAGCATAAAAATGTCACTATATTCACAAATAATTGCGGTTTATCCTGAGCTCACAATTACTCAGACAAAAGACAATTTCTTTGATGGCACTATTGTGCTGGCCGATGATGGCGATGGTGTTAATTATATTAAAGAGTGGAATTACTCAAAGCCGATTCCAGACGGTATGAAAATAGGCAAATGACAGAGATTAGCTATAACGGCTGGCCAGCATCTAAAGATGTTGAGTCGATCCGTATCAAGTCTTACGCCATTAAGGGCAGCAAGGTAAAGCTGCGTTGCGCCTATTTTGCCGCGCCTTTATTGGTTGCCTTTGCTGAGGATTTTAATGAGCTGATTGAGCCGATCGATGGCGGTGCGCTAGATGACTGGGGCTACTGCTATCGAGATGTTAGAGGCGTACCGGGCAAGTTAAGTAACCACGCATCGGGTAGTGCAATCGACCTTAACGCAACTAAGCATCCGCTAGGCAAGGCTGGCACGTTCCCAGCTGAGAAAGTACCGATGCTGTTGGCATTGACCCATAAGTACGGCCTTAATTGGGGCGGTACATGGACACGCAAAGATGAGATGCATTTTGAAATTGGCATAGACCCATTAAAGGCTGCCAAGTTGATAGAAAAATTAGGGCTGGAGTATGACAAACCTAAAGGGCAAATAGGAGTACAACCATGAAAGATCAATTAATGGCCGCTGGCCTGTCTTACCTACGTCACGCTGCAACCTGCGCAGCTGCGCTTTATATGTCT